CGCCAGAAACTCTCTTCGTCCGGCGCCTGCTCGGCAAGGCACGCGGCGCGCAGCGCGATGTCGCTGCCCGGCAAGGGGAAATGACGAAAGACGTAGCGCAGGCGGTCGCCGAATTCGTGCCGCAGCTTGATGATGTGCTCGTTCACCGCCCGGCAGTATGGGCAGTCGTAGCTGCCGTATTCGACTACCGTGATCTGCGCATCGGCCGGGCCGAGCATGTGGTCGCGGGCATTGTCCACGGGGCGATCGAGCTTGGAGCTTGCTGCTGGATGCGACACATGTAGTCTCCGGTTGCTATGACGGTAGGCTGCAGCAAGGCGCTCGCGAAAGGCTGCGGCCGAGCTGCCGCCTTGCTCCAAGTCGATTTGAGTATACTAGCCAGCACGCAGGGGTACTTGCCGGCTTGCGCCGGCGGGTTGAGAGAGTCCCTTCGTACCAGTACGGATAACGCCGATGCTGGGAGCGTGCTCGTTTCTTCAATCGACTTCGCGTCGTTCAATCGCTACGAGATAAATCCCTATCGGCTCCATGAATTTTTTTTGGAGCACATCTTGAAAACCCACTTCGACCTTCCCCACCGTGACCCGGCCATGGACACCGCCGCCGTCACGCAGCTGCCGCGTTCCCGCAAGGTTTATCAGACCGGCTCGCGGCCCGACCTGCGCGTTCCCTTTCGGGAAATCGAACAGGACGACACGCCCGCCATGCTGGGCGGCGGCGCCAATCCTCCCCTCACCGTCTACGACACCAGCGGTCCCTATACCGACCCGGACGCGGCCATGGACTTGCACAAGGGCCTGCCCGCCCTGCGCGAGGAATGGATAGCCGAGCGCGGCGACACCGCGGCATTGACGGGCGTCAGCAGCGCCTATGGGCGCGCCCGGGAGACCGATGCGCGCCTGGACGCCATACGGTTCAGCCGGACGCGCCCGCCCCGCAAGGCATTGCCCGGCCAAAACGTGACACAGATGCACTACGCGCGCCGCGGCATCGTCACGCCGGAAATGGAGTTCGTGGCCCTGCGCGAGAACCTGCGGCGCGAACAGTACATCGAGGCGCTGGCCAACAGCGGCCCCCAGGGAGAGCGCGCCGCTCGACAGCTGCTGCGCCAGCATGCCGGCCAGTCCCTCGGCGCCTCCATCCCGCCCAGCGTAACGCCCGAGTTCGTGCGCGACGAAGTGGCCCGCGGCCGCGCCATCATTCCGGCGAACGTAAACCACCCGGAGTCCGAGCCGATGGCCATCGGCCGCAATTTCCTCGTCAAGGTCAACGCCAACATCGGCAATTCGGCCCTGGGCTCCAGCATCCGCGATGAAGTCGAGAAAATGACGTGGGCCACGCGCTGGGGCGCCGACACGGTCATGGACCTTTCCACGGGGAAGAACATCCATGAAACGCGCGAGTGGATATTGCGCAATTCGCCCGTGCCCATCGGCACTGTGCCCATCTATCAGGCGCTGGAGAAAGTCGACGGCCGCGCCGAAGCACTTACCTGGGAACTGTTCCGGGACACCCTGGTGGAGCAGGCCGAGCAGGGCGTGGACTACTTCACCATCCACGCAGGCGTGCGGCGCGATTTCATCCCGCTGACGGCCGGACGCCTGACCGGCATCGTCTCGCGCGGCGGCTCCATTATGGCCAAATGGTGCCAGGCCCACCGGCGCGAAAGCTTTCTATACGAACGCTTCGAAGAGATCTGCGAGATCATGAAGGCTTACGACGTGAGCTTCTCGCTGGGCGACGGCTTGCGCCCCGGTTCAGGCCACGACGCCAATGACGAAGCCCAGTTCGCCGAGCTGCGCACCCTGGGCGAGCTGACCCGGATCGCCTGGCGGCATGAAGTCCAGACCATGATCGAAGGACCGGGACACGTGCCCATGCATCTCATCAAAGAGAACATGGACCTGCAGCTGCAGCACTGCCATGAGGCGCCCTTCTACACCCTTGGCCCGCTTACCACCGATATCGCTCCGGGATATGACCACATCACCTCGGGCATCGGCGCGGCGCTGATCGCCTGGCACGGCACCGCCATGCTGTGCTATGTAACGCCCAAAGAGCACCTGGGCCTGCCCGACAAGCAGGATGTGAAGGACGGCATCATCACCTACAAGATCGCCGCCCACGCCGCCGACCTGGCCAAGGGCACGCCCGGCGCCGCGATACGGGACAACGCCTTGTCCAAGGCGCGGTTCGAGTTCCGCTGGGAAGACCAGTTCAACCTGGGGCTGGACCCTGAAACCGCACGCGAGTTCCATGACCAGACCCTGCCCAAGGACGCCATGAAATCGGCCCAGTTCTGCTCCATGTGCGGGCCTCAGTTTTGCAGCATGAAGCTGTCGCAGGACCTGCGCCAGCCGGATGAACAGGCGCCCGGGGGCGGTCGCCCCGAACCTGCGACGGCAAGCGAAAGCACGGGCTCGCCCGGCGAACGCCCCGAGCAGACGGTTTCGGTTGTGAGGCGGGGGAAGGCGTCAGGTCAGGCGGACCTTCCCATCTGACAGCAGTTCGTCGCGCATCTCGTTGAGTATGCGGCAGAACACCCGGGCGGGAAGCGAGGTCGTGGGCGACTCGGGCTCGCTTCCCGTGCTGTGGACGAGGGTGGCGCCGGCGGTCGAGGCCAGCACCTGCGCCAGCCCCGAGTTTTGCGCAACGCGAGCTCGTATGGCCCGCTCGATGAGCCGATGGTGTTCGGTCGAGCCATAAGGCAGGCACTGCCCTTTCCAGTAGGCGCCGCTGCGGTCGGCCGTATCGCCCAGGTGCTTGGCGTCCCAGCCGCTTGAGACGAAGGCCCGCTCGCGCCGCGCATCGCCTTCGGGAAACTTGATGCCCTGGATGAAGCCCTCGATGGAGGCGAACAGCGTTCCGTCGAGGCTGAAGGGGGAAAGCATGAAATTGGACAGGGCCACGCCCCTCCAGTCGGACGAGGTGCTGGATATATTGAGTGTGGTTTCGGCCTGGCTCATCGCCCGCCCTCCTTGCGCCTGGGACAAACCGCCGATTGTACCGTTCGTTCCAGTGTCGTCCGTTGTGTATAATGGCGGACTTGGCCCAAACGGTTGACGCGCGGTCGTTGACAATGCAAGCGGCAAAAAGCCGTGCGACATCAAGGGTTTGGCCACAGGGCGCCATGGCAGAGTGGTTATGCAGCGGATTGCAAATCCGTGTACCCCGGTTCGATTCCGAGTGGCGCCTCCAATAGAATCAACGATATACAAATTCCATCTATTTTGTTGTGTGGGGATAATCTGACATAGCAAATGAAATCAGCCCGCCGCATCGCGGGCTTTTTTTGTGCTAAAAATACTGTATAGATTCACAGTATCACAGCATCATGAAACCGCCCCCGCTGACCAAAGATGAACTGCTGGAAATTCGCGCCGGGCATCGTCGCAACCGGGACGTCTGGCGACTGCTGCACGACGTCAGTAGACTGCGCGGCCTGGTGCTGCACATGCGCCAATATTTCGAGCTCATGGACGCCCAATATCAGAACGCCGACCGCATCGGACAGTCTCTTAGGGAGCGTATTAACGCGGAGCCGTGTATTGCGGAGGACGATGTGGACCGCGCAGAATTACGCGAGGAATTGCGCAAAGTAAGAGGCAAGTGATTTATGGCTTACAAAGCGCCTGCACTTTCTCATTGTGCAGAACGACCTGTCTCAGGATTGGCAGAGGCGTGGCGTCTATTTCAGCCCGATCTGCCCAGTAGATCAGCCTCGAATGCTCGCAGTAATCAATGGCGGCTTTTGGTGCCGCGCACCCATTGAGAAGCCCGATCACGGACAGCAGCATCGTCCAGCTGATTAATTTCTTCATCGACTTCACGCGCTTTCTCCCTGGCCTTCTGGGCCTCTCGGTTGATCTTGGCGGCGTCCTCTGTCCGAGCCGCATCCTTTCCAGACTGTCGGATAGCCAATAATCCCAAAACGACAGCCACCCCAGCGGCGATATACCCCCACGCCCTGGAAAGCCACAAACGGATCAGCGCCATTTCCCATCCCTCATTTGATCGGATAGTCGTTTAGCCCGATTCGGCGTTTGCCGCGCCCAAAGGCTGCTGAGCATCCCATTTGCCGCAGCCTCGTAGTTTCCCTTCTCCACCATGGCCAGGGTGTTCTTAAAGCCAAGCAAGCCCTCCACACCCATCTGAAACGCCATGTTCAACAACACGCCCTGACGCGCCACGTCTAAGCTGTCGAACCACGGGATGCGCCGGCGGACCTCTGCCAGTTTGCTCTTGAAGTCATTCGAGAACAGATAGGCCGCCTCTTCGCCGCTGATCCCTCCCCCTTTTCGTTTGTCAATCAGCCGTCCGATGCCGATGGTCAGATAGCCTTCAGTGTCGGTGTAGGCATGCAGGACTTCGCCTTCGTCTCGGCGTAGTTGAGTCCTGGATAGTGTTTCCAAGTCGTCCTTAGGGGCAGGCTTTGGGGAAAGGGCTGATGCCAGCCAAGAGAGAATGGTGCTCATTGCCGCACCTTCGGTTGCTCGATTAGACGCCCAACAATCCCAAAAACCAATAGAGCGATCGTTATTCCCTGCACCCACTCATGCGGCAGACTCGCCCGCATATCATCCGGAGCCGCACCCCACGCGCCTTGTATGGCAGTCGCGACAGCCATAGACTGAACGCTCCACATCCTCCATGCCGCTTTCCAATCGTCAATCAATTTCATTTCTGACGCCCTCCTTCTTGATCATCGCGTTAATTAGCCGCCACGCCCTCGTAGCCTCCAGTGACTGGCGCTCTTGCTCACTTCGAATCAGCAATATGTCGGTCTGGATCTTTGCCGTGTTCTCCTGGACCTTCTGCCATTGGTCGAACTGCTTGTTGAAGAACCACAAATACCCTCCGAACAACACAGAGGTGACAAGGAACGCGGACGCCCCCCAGTGGTACAGGCGATCTACCCGGCGCTCTACGCTGATAATGCGTTCGGTGAGTTCCTTTGTTTCCATGGGCTCTCCAAAGAAAAAGCCGCCTATTCAGCGGCCTGTGGTTCATCCCAAGTGATCAGCGCCAGCTCTTCTGGGCTGGTGGCGCTTTGTACCTGATCGCGCAATCGCTGACGCTTCCCTACCAATTGCTGGCTGGCCTGCATGAAAAGCTGTGTCTGGTCGAGCGTCTTCTGGCGCATTTCCTGCGGCGTGATGCCTCGAGCCGCGGCGAGACCATCAAGGTAAGGCGTGGGCGCATTCTCATCGGACGCCCAAGCGAGGGCCTCTTTCTGCTGCGTCGCCCAGGTCATGCGCTCGGCTTCGGGGTAGCCGGACGTCAAGGCCGAGGCGGCCTGCTCGAATGCGGAATTGATCTCGCTGAGTTTGGCCTGGCGGGCTTGATCAAACTTTTCGGCGGCGGTGATGATTTTGCTGTAGTCGATCATTGTTCTACCCCTACAACGATAGGTCCATCGGGCGGATTGTCAAATACAAATGGCCCGTATTCGCCCGACAAGGAAGGTAGGTGAAGATGGGCGCGAATCTCTCCTGCGACCCGCTCCACTTCACCGACAAAATAGTTGCTATTGATTGCTTCCCAAGGGAGCGATGCGCCATCGGGAAGTGGTGCAAAATCGAACACTGAGCCGTTAAGCACTAGGCTTTCTCCGCTTTTCACTAGTTCAGCTATTTCGCTGGAATCCGCAGCCGGGACGTATTGTGTAATGGTAATGATCATTGCGTGCCCCTATTCAATACCAACGACCGACAGCTAAGACCATGACCGTCCAGCCGGAGATCGCACCGGTAAGATTGTTGGTCATGGTTACTCGACACTGAGTAGTGGTGCGAACGTCGCCAGGCACGCCCGTCAAAACTCTCTGCGCATTTGAATCGGATGAAGTGCCCAGTATTGTCTGTGCATAAAGAGCATAGGCTGAGCTCTCAAAGGCCAGCGGGAACGGTATAGTCCATGACCTGCTTCCGGCAGCCGGAGTGTCTGCACTTGTTACGTTTGCTACTGTAAAAATAATTTGAGTGCCATCTGCATACCTGTGGCAGCGATATCCGGATGATGTTGTTCTTTCGAGCAGCGCACCTGTGGGTCCATTGATATCGGTGCTTACCGTGCCAAGTATGTTGTCTCGCGTATAAACTCGGTTCGGCCACGAAATGCACTGCCACACACCTGAACTGACGTTGAGAAACAGCCCGATGTCGCCGGCTTTGGTCTCGATGTCTACGCCGTCAGGAAGCAACAGGCTCGACGAATGTGTAATGGTCAATTCATCCAGGAACTTCAACACCACCAACCGGCCTGGGTATCGATCCTGAATTGTCGTGATGGTCGTGGTTCCAGTCACATCGAAATGCATGCCCTCAACCGGGACCGCAATTGAAGAGGCCGAGGCAATGTCGGGCCCTTTTATCAACTGTTCCCAGCGAAGCACGTCACCAGCGCCGATGGGTGCTCCGACTTGGGAAATCCTGTTGTTCTGGAAGTTCATCACTCCAGTAACTGCGGTTTGGCCGTCTGCGGCTAGTGACCCTTGAATGGCAGTCGCCACATCGTTGATCAACGCCTGCCAGTCATTAGGCAGCGCCTGGGCGCCATTGATGGCTGGATTCCAGCTATTTTGTATTAGCGAATAACCGCCAGATCCGTCGCGTGGCATAGAATTGCTCCAATAAAAAGCCGCTTCGGTTAGAAAGCGGCTAGAATTTGGGGATGGACGATCAATCAATACGAATCGCTGCCGTCGCCATTTTTTGGGGCGCCGTGCGAATGGTTAATTGGATATGGGTCTTTGAAAAGGCCGGTTATGCGTACGGCTCACTGTGCCAAAAGGCCAAGAAGGCCGGGCGGAAGGCGTTTAAGCTGGTCAGCTAGAACCTGCGCGTTCGCGGGCCTGTTCATGATGGCCCCGGTAGCAGCCCGACCAAGGCCCGGCAAATAAGGCAGGCTCGCCGCCGCCAGACCGGCAGGAATGGCCGGGTTTGCCAGATACCCCAGCCCCCCCGCAAGTACGTTCGTCATGAGGCGTTCCGCCGTGCCTGAGTCGGGCACCTGTGCGGACATGCGCGACTGCGCCGCATCGGACAAATCCTGCATCAGCGCCGCGCCCTTTGCGTAGGCCCCTTTGCGCTTGGTACGGTCTGCCATACGAACAGCGTTTGCTAGTTGCTGCGGCGTAAATACACCGTCCTGAGCGCCGATCTTGCCCGCCGCGCCCTGTAGCCGAACAAGGTTCGCGTATGCCGTATTCACGGCCTGCAGCCGCTTGGCGTGAGCCGGGTTAAGGCGCACAAGGTTATCGCGCAAGGATCGAAGCACCTCACCCAGCGCATCACCAAGATCGTTCTGATACGCATCAGGCGCGGCCTTGAACTTGGAGATTTGATGCGTCAGTTGCGATTCAATGTCCTTGAACGTCATGCCGTCTATCGCCCGGCCCTTTGACAGCGGCCCCAACACCTCACGCTGCAGCACGCGCTCGAACTGTGTGGCCTCACGCTCAGGTAGTTGCGCCGCCATTGAGCGCAGATTCGCAATCGACTGGTTAAAGGCGTTGTCGGGGCGGAAACTCACCTGTGCCAGCACATCATCGTAAGCCTGACCGACCTTGGCGGCCACATCATCGACTGCTTCGCGCCCAACTTTGTTTGTCGTCTGCCCGATGGGTTCTAGCACCCGGTTATAGACCGCCCGGTTAAGCGATTCGTTACCCCGGTTGCGGGCGGCTCTGATTGCATCGCCCACGATAGGCGCGCTCATGGCCCGATCTTCCAGACGCATCAGCGCCCCGCCCAAAGCCTGGCCGGGGGTAAGCTGTACGCCCTCATTGCGCAGTAACTGCGCCGGGCTGTTGGCGCGAGAAGCCATAGGGCTGATCAAGCGGCCAATTGCGCCGGTCACTACAGGAGTGGCGGCACCAAAGGCGGCCCCCATCCCCATCTGTCCCAGTTTCGAGCCGGAAAAATCGCCTTGTGCCTGCTCACCCACGACAGGGTTAAGCGCGCCAATGGCGCCGCCCTGAACTGTGCCTGCGAGCATTCGGCCCATCAGCGTAGCCTGCCCGCCCGGAACGGCTGCCAAAAGAGGGGTCGTGCCAGCGATGTTGCCACCGATTCGCGCCCAATCCACGCCATCACGCCCGGCCATCTCGCGGCTGCGCTCGTAGCGGTCGTTGACCTCGTTGACTATCCGATCAACCCCGGCCACGCCTTCGGAGCGGGCAACAGGCAGGCCCATATCAGCCAGCGTATTGCCAAACTGGTCTACGGCCTGGCCAACGCTATCAGGCACGGCGCGGCGAAGCATCTGCGCTCCGGCGTCAATCGGATCACGTATGCCCTGTACGATCCCATCCAGTACCCCGCCGTTATCAGCCGAATATCCCAATTGCGCCATCAGCTCAGCATCGGATCTCGGATGAATATTCTCTTGATTTAACGGCAGCGGATTTTCTGCCCGCTCACCCAATGCGGCCATCAGGTCAGCGTCACTCATACCTGACAGATCGGCAGGCTGGGCGGCTTGGGCGGCAGGAATAACCGCATTGGCGATACGCTCGCCTAAGCCTGGGTTGTTCTTCTGGTAGATGGACACAAGTTTTTCCACATAAGCCGGGTCTTCCGCATAGCCCCCTGCTTTGAGGGCTTGGGCAAACTTGCGGGCATCGCTACCGGCGCCAACTGCGGATTTGTAGCGCCGGTTTATGAGGCTGGCGTAATCGTCGGCGAACGCATCCAGCGATTCGTAGGCGCGGTATTTGTCGCGCGATCCGGTCATGTTGTCCGTGGCCGCCACCCCGTAGCCGGAGAAGTCCTTGATGTTGCCAAGGTTGTTCGTGCCCGGAATGATGGATTTGCCCCAGCCCGTCTCAAGACCAAACTGAGCCAACAGAATGCCGGGGTCAACGCCAATAGCCTTACCGGCCCGCTCGGCAGCCGGCCCGTACACCATCTTGAATTGATCAGGCGTGCTGGTGCGCATGCCAAGCTGGGCCATCAATTGCGCATTGGAAAGGTCGTTTATGCTCACTTGATCAGCCCCCTGCGCTTGGCCTCTTGCAGCAAAGATTCACGCGAATATGCCGGTGCGGCGGCGGGCTGCGCTGCAGGCGCTTGCCTCTCAGGCGCCGCCACTCCTGCCTTTTCATAAGCGCGATTAATCGCCGTCTCAAGAATGCCGCGAAGCTCGGTCAGCGACTCTTTATATGCCTTTTCAGACTGCGCCCGCGACAACCGGCCAATGGCGTCCGTTGCCGCCTTACCCTCGACTTCCGTAATCTGGCCGCCGCCCTTGAGCGACTCGAATGCCTGCAAGAATGCCTGCCCTTTAAGCTGATCGGCGCGGGCGACGAAATCACGCGCAGGCGTGCCGGGGATCATCGATTCGCCAAACTGCATGCCAACCGCCCCAGACAGGCCCGGATGCGAAAGAATGCCGTCAATCGAGTTAATCATCTGCTGTGCTTGGTTGACGACTTTGGGCAATTCGGTGCGCGCTTCGATAACCCGATCCGCCGGTTTCGTGCCAAGGGTGCCTTGTGGCTGCGCCGCACCTTGAGCGGGGGCGCCACCCAATTCTTGCGCTGCCTGATCGCGCGGCATGGTGCGAAATCCGCCTTGACCATCAGGAACTTGAACAAGATCAAGCGCGGCTTTGGCCTGCTCTTGAGCCCCCGCCACAGCCCCCGCATTACCCGCCTGTATCTGCCGATACCCCGGCACAGCGAACGCCTGTACCTGCCCTTCTGGCGTCATGCCCATCTGTACGCCGTCCTTGCCTGCCTCATTCAGGAATGGGGCGGCAATGAGCGTGTTTCGCTGGCTCTCAGGCATGAATCCCAGGTTCTTTTGTTCGTTGGTCGGCGCAGACTGACGCAGTTTCTCCGCCGCGTACTTATCCAGCCCCATCAGCTGAGCAATCATGAATTCACGCCGAGGGTCCGCGCCGGCTTGGCTCCCGCCACCAAAAACAGAATTGAATCGCTGGCGATCATAGTCCTGCTGGGCCTGCTGGAGTCCTGCCATCTGTTCGGGCAGCCGATTCATGACCTGCTGACCCACAACCGGGCGCAGCGCAGCGGCAAGCTGCTGGGTGAAGTGGGGCGCCACATAATGACCGGAAACCATCTGACCCTGCGGGGCTTCCGTCTGCATGAGATTCTGCGCTAACATCTGGTTGCGCTGAAGGTCCATCTGGCGGCGCATTAGATCAGGCGCAAGGGGCGGTGGGGCAAATTGATTGCTAGCCATATCAAAGCGCTCCGTAGTTCACGGTCTTGTATCCATTGGACAGCCCCACGGCGTGCGGCGCGACCTTTTCTACTTCATCGGCCATCACGCCCATTTGCATCGGGCCGCCCCATACATATTGATAGGTGTATACCCCTAGGCCGCCGTCAGTGGTCCCAACGCGCTTGATGTCGCGCTTCAGGCGGCGGTCTGAGAAAGCCATCAGGGATGCCGGAACGGTTCCTATCCCAGCCAACCCGCCCGCAGCCGCTCCGCCGAACAGTCCCGCATTGGCCGCACCGATTCCGAGCTGGCCCAGCCCCAGCAATCCGCCCATCATCCCAGCCCCTTGCGCCTGTTGAGCGTTATAGGCCCCGAGCTGCGCGTTATACGTGCCTTGCGCTGCCCCGAGCATATCCGGCCCGCCTGTCGTGGCCTGCTGCGCGTAGCCGGGGAATTGCGGCATGGAGACTTGATTGCCGGTGCGCAGGGCGTTGAGCTCGTTCAGAGGCAGATTGCGCAGATACGCTTGTTCCTGCATCGCCCTGGCTCGCGCCTGTTCAGCTTGGGCAAACTGCTGGTTCTGCAGCCCAGCCTCGCCCATCCTCAGACCCTGCTGCTGGGCGTACTGCTGCGCCTGGAGCGCGGCGGCAAGCTGCTGATTCGTCGTCTGCTGGCCGAACTGCAGGCCCTGCTGCTGCATGCCAAGTCCAATACCCTGTAAGGCTGCTTGCGTCGCTGCATCATTTCGTTGTTGACCAAACTGGTTCATTGCGTTCGCGTAAGCAGATGACCCTTGCGTAATCCCCTGATTCGCCAGTTGAGCCCGCAACGCTTCATTCTGCCGATCCAGCTCAGGATTGATCCGCTGCATGAGCAGTTCGGTCGCGTTATTCGTCGCTTTGGTCGGATCGTAGATGCCCCCGAAACCGGGCAGCGAATTGACGTTCAGCGCCGAAGCCATCCCTGGCAAGGAATTCATATTTAGCGCCGTGCCGCCTTGGGGGACTCCCGACATATCAAAGCCCTGGCCCATCGTCTGGTTGACCCGGCCTAAAGCCGCGTCCTGCGCCCCGAACAGACCTTGCTGCAGCTTCATTTGCTGATTCAGCAAAGCCTGCATTTCCGGGCTCAGGGTGACGTTCTGAGTCCAGTTATCGCCGCCTGTATAGTAATCAGAGGCATTGGGCGCAACAGGCGCAGTGCCCTGGTTTCTCGAGCCTCCAGGTACCCAGCCGCTCCAATCCCAGTATCCGCCTTGGTTCTGGTTCTGTTGAGCCTGATAGTCCGCCCTGGCCTGGTTGTAAGACGCTAGATCGCGGTCATAGGCCTCTTGATTGAATTGTCGGTCAGAGGTCCATGTCAGGTTGCCCCAGGGGGTATATTGATTTGCTCGGTTGGCCTGGGTCGCATACTTGGCGGCCTCAAGACTACCCGCAGCCGTTTCTTTGGCCGCGCCGGCGTAGTCCGGCGTTTCCGGCGCACTGCCCTTTCCGCCGCCTTGAGGACGTATCTTCCCTCCGGCATCGCGAACAAAGGCCCTGATTGGAAGGTCAGGGATTCCGAGAGAATATAGACTCATAAGGCAATTCCTTGGTCCAGCGGCATTTATCCGCTGTCATCTTGTAGACGAGTAGATCGCCATCGGGATGTGCGTCATGAAGGATTGCTTCAAGCTCGAAACCCAGATGCTCAACAAATTTTCGTGATGCGGCGTTAGATTCGGCAACGCATACGGTGATGCGCTTAGCCTTAAGTTGATTGAAGGGGTAATCGAAAATGATGGATAGGTACTTCTTGTTCATCCATCGGCCCACTCCGGCGATATGACAGAAGACATTCGGGCCGTTGTGATCCAAATAAAGGACGCCGGCTATGATCTGGCCATCTTTCGTCCTGCCTATTGCTGAAGCCGTGCCGGGCGTATATTCGAAACCCGCCTTTTCGCCCACCCAGGGCCCGAGGATGTTGGCGTCAAAAATAATCACAGCAAACCGCCCTGGGAGAACACAAAGTCTGTCGCAGCCCATTCGACGGGCGAGCTATTGTTGAGGACCATCAAACGCAGTCCAGCGGACTTGAAAATCCCTCCGACCGTCAGCCAGTCTTGAACCTGCTGTAAAGAGCCTCCCCACACCATCGAGCCCCAGTACATCGAGCCCCACAACATTCCCGTAGGAGGCCTCGTGATCAGAACGCCGGAAGGGTTCGTGGCCGTGTAATCGCCGTTCAGTGAATACAGGATCGAAGGAACCCCGCCGGTTGCGATGTAGGGCCGGATCAATGTGAAGAATTTCGTACGCACTTTGGTGCCAAAGTGATTGAAAGCCTGAAGACAATCCGCTTCGATCGCGTCCCCATCATCCGAATCGAACGTCCAGGCCCGAACTACACGGCCATTGGAGCCGTAGAACAGCCCCAACTCCGAATACAGCCAACACTTAGCATCCCAGCCCTCGAACTCGCCCCACGCTCCGGTGAGCGTGTTCTGGGCGTACTGCTTGTGCGTGGTCTGTCCCGGCACGTTCAGGATGAGGGCTGAGTGATCCGAAGCCAGGCACAACTCCCAGCCGAAGGTCGACTTGTAGGTATTGGCAGACAGCCGAATCCGGTTCTGGATCTTGTCCGTCAAGGCGACGCGACGATCCACAGAGGCTGATAGAAGACCTTTGCCCAGAGGAAATACGCCATCCTCACAGATGATGAGAAGATCGCCACCAAACTTGAGGGCGCACCGCTGCCCGACGGGCCTTCCCAGGTGAAACACACCGATCAGGCTCCAGCTGCCCAGCGTTTCAGGATCGTACCCAGCGAATACCGCCACTTCCCCATTGCTGGAGATCACAACCATGTGATCATCCGACCCATTCCCAGAATCGATCGTCCACGTCTTAGCCGTGACGACGAAACCGCCACGCTGGAATATCTGCCCCATGTCGATGGCCTTGGCTTCGCCGCCGATCTGCGCGGGCGGCAAATACCAGAGGTTCATCGAGTTTTTCTGGATCAGATAGGCGCGACCCTTAAAGACAAGCCCGTCGATGATCGTCTTAGTGTCGGTGATGCCTGTAATTGCAGGCACGCTCGACCCGTTAATCGAAGTCCAGGTCGAGCCGTCGTATAAAAGCGGCTCGTCTTCACCATTGAAGGCGTACAAGAACGACCCGCCTGCCGTGGTGGCGGCCATCGTTTGATACCGGTCAGACGTCTGTCCACTTACTACCGGAAGGCCTACTGCGCCGGATGTGGTGACGTCAAAAATATCCCCCCCGGCCGCAGCGAAAAGCTCAATCACTCCAGAAGGCGGGTGATACTCGAAAACACTCTCCACGTCGCCCGTCATGCCTTCAGCATGGGTAATGGAGCCCTTTCGTACAGACACCTTTCCGGGCTCGGGCCACCAGTTCTTCATGATGACCGCGTCCGTGGGCGACATGTCCGCAATGGCATCCCGATCGTTCAGACCGCCAATAGGCGCCGGGATCGTCGTTGCGGTGGTATCTGGCATGCGCCCCGTAGTGAGACGTCTCATGCGGATCACCATTGCGGCCTGCCCCAATTTCCATCAGGAATGTTGTCCATGTTCAACAGGCGACCCGAAGGACGCGGAGAAATGGACAGGGATGGGGCAGATTTATCCTGCGCCTTGCACTGCGCGAGCAGATTCGTGAACTGCGCGCCCTCCAGGCTGAAATCCAGGCCCTTAGCCTGTAGAAACAGGGTTTTCAGACCCAAAATCATCAGTGAATCATCGAAGATATAGGTGTCCGTGTCCTCGGTGAAGGACGATTTTCCTGCGCCCGCCGAAGAAAGCACCCAATTCTTCGAGATGTACTCGAACGCCAACAAAAGGCCATCGGGCGGCGGAGGATTTAGGACGATGCAGTTATTCAGGATGCGAAAACGCTCACGAGGCCCGGCATAGACGATTCCCGATTTGAACGACTGCCACGCCTGTGGAGTTTGCGGGCCCATCAGGGGCCAG